CCACTATTTAAGTCTGAAGCTAGATACTTTATTATAACAGGAGGTAGGGGTTCAGGTAAGTCTTTTGCTGTTACAGTCTTCCTTACTTTGCTGACTATGACTAAAGGGATAAGAATACTCTTTACTCGTTTTACAATGACTTCAGCTCACTTGTCAATTATACCTGAGTTCTTAGAAAAGATAGGACTACTAGGATTTGATGAAGTGTTTAGTATTAACAAAAAAGAAGTAGTCAATACAAAGAATAATTCAGATATATTATTTAGAGGTATTAGAACTTCAGCAGGGAATCAAACTGCAAGTCTAAAGTCATTACAAGGAATAAGTACTTGGGTATTAGATGAAGCTGAAGAACTTGTTGATGAGAATATCTTTGACACCATTGACCTAAGTATTAGGGAAAAGGATATACATAATAGAGTAATACTGATATTGAATCCTGTAACTAAAGAGCATTGGATTTATAAAAGGTTTTTTGAAGACAAAGGAGTTGAAGGTGGTTTTAATGGCGTTAAGGACAATATATGCTATATCCACACCAACTACCAAGACAACATAGAAAACCTCTCACAGAGCTTCCTAGAGCGTATTAAGAGCATAAAGCACACTAACTTTAAAAAGTACACGCATAAAATACTTGGAGGGTGGTTAGACAAAGCAGAAGGAGTAGTATTTGAAAATTGGAGCATAGGAGAATTTAATCCTGATGGACTTCAAACTTCTTGTGGAATGGATTTTGGTTTTAGTGTAGACCCTGATTCATTGACTGAAGTGGCAATAGATAAAAAGAAACGTAAGATATATTTAAAAGAACATATTTACAGGAATGGTATTAAGTCAAATGAATTAGCTAAAATAATATTAGACAAAGTAGATAACAAACTTATCATAGCCGATTCAGCAGAACCAAGACTAATAGCAGACCTTAGACATTTAGGAGTAAACATAAAACCTGTAAAAAAAGGAACTATTGAAAGTGGTATTACTCGTATGCAAGACTATGAGATTATCATAACACCTGAAAGCACAAACATAGCTAAAGAGCTGAACAATTATATATACGCTGACAAAGGCTCAAAGCTTTATGTAGACAACTACAATCACGCTATTGACGGAATTAGGTATAATGTAATTTATCACCTAGACAATCCAAACGCAGGGAAGTATTACGTGCAGTAAACTAAAAACAACTAATTTCTATTATATAGTGTATGAAAGTTAAAATTAAAAAAGAAGGAAAAGTAAAAGAGTTCAAGCTGATTAGTAGTTGGGAAGAAGTAACTCTTGAAAAGTGGTTGCAACTTATTGATTTTGAAACAGGTACAAAGACTGAAGAAGCTACTGAAACAATAGCAGCGTTATCAGATATTCCTAAGAAGTTAGTAAAGGAATTAGCCTTATCAGATGTAGCTAATATAATGAGTAAGGTAGCAGAACTTCAACAGAAGCAAGATACAAAGCTAAAAAGGATAATAACTATCAATGAAGTTGAGTACGGCTTTCATCCTGATTTGGATTCTATAAGTCTTGGGGAGTATGCAGACATTGAGCAGTTTATTAAGAACGGAATAGACAAGAACCTGCCTGAACTAATGGCTGTGCTTTATAGACCTGTAAAAGAAAAGAAGAATGATATATATATTATTGACGCTTATGATGGCGATATACGGCTCAGGACGGAAGAAATGAAACAGATGTCAGCTCAACAAGTGCAAGGTGCATTGGTTTTTTTTTACACTTTAGGGAAGGCGTTGTCCGAGATTTTGCCATTGTATTTGATGGAGAAGCTGAAGGAAACGAAGACGCAATAGCTTCAGAAAGCTTTGCTGAGAAGTGGGGGTGGTTTGGCGTAATGTATAGATTGACAAATGGTGAAATAGTAAACTTAGAACGAATAACAAACCTTAGTCTTTTAGAATGTTTGACTTGGTTAAGTTATGAAACAGATTTGAACTCACAAAATAAAGTAAAAAGAAATGGTTAATAACAAGACATACAATAACGTAGTAAATACTTTGCTTAGATTAGGTGAGTATCACGACAATATAAGTACAACTTCAGTAGGGGATGTATTTAGCGTCAATCTTGAGAAAATGCAGAAGTTCCCATTACTACACATAAACCCTACAAGCGTAGCAACAGGGGATAGCCAACTTACGTACAATTTCCAAATATTCATAATGGATATGGTTAGCGAAAAAGCTGATTGGACTACAAACAGAAATGAAATTGTTAGTCCTACTGTTGATGAATTTACTAAATTAGTAAAGACTTTAAGTAATGAGCAAGATGTATTTAATGAAACACTACAAATTTGTACTGACTTTATCGGAATGCTTAGGCACTCAGGAAGACAATCTTTAGAAGGAGTAAATGATATTAACGCACCTTTATATTTTACACAAGACCAATTCACAATAGAACCTTTTCAAGAACGCTTTGATTCCCTTTGCTGTGGATGGGTATTTAATATTGGGGTCTTAGTACAGAATGACTTCCAAACTTGTGACATTCCTGTTAATACAAGGGGAGCAGGTTATTAATGTTCAAGTTCAAGATATGGAGGATGACAATACAAATAGGATGGAAAAAATTTAAAATAACAATAAACTTATAAAATTATGGCAGACTTAGTAACAACAATTAGCGAAACAGTAACACTTAATGGAAGCCTTAGAGGTTCTGTTAATTCAGTAACAACTACAGGAATCAATGACGTATTTGAAAGAATCGTAACTTGTACGCATTCTCAAACTACTACTGTAGCAACTTTTGCTGCAAGTCCTCACACTTCAGCAGGAGCTATTGATGTAGACAGGACTAAATACGTTAGAGTAACTAACTTAGATACAGACGGAACAATAGAATTAGCAGTTGTAGGAACAGCTACAAATTACACAGTTAGATTAAATCCTTTAACTTCACATATCTTAGTAGGTGGTGCAGCAGTTCTTTTAGCAGAAGAAGACACAACTCCTTCGTTCGGAACTCTTGAAAACTTAGCTTCATTACAAGTAAGACCTGAAGGAACATCTTACAATCCTAGAGTTGAAGTATTTGTTGGAGTAGAATAGTGGACACAGCCAATATAGAAAGGTACTTGAACAGCTTTGGAAAACAGGTTGTTAATCGTTCTAAGGGTAATTTACAGAAAGCAGGTAAGGGTGGGAAGTTAGAAGAATCCATTAGCTTTAAAGTTATCCAAGAAGGGGAGAACTATACAGTACAATTCTTTATGTCAAGCTATGGTCAGTTTGTAGACAAAGGAGTATCAGGAACGCAAAAGGAAAGAACCTTTAAAAACTATAAGAGCAAAGTAATAAAAAGTCCTTATAGCTACAAAAATAGTAAAGGACATTCGCAACCTCCTAGTAGTGCTTTGGACGGTTGGGCTGTAAAGAAAGGAATAGCTCCAAGAGATGCAAAGGGAAGGTTTATGAAAAGAAAGACTTTAACGTTCTTAATTGCTAGAAGTATAGGTCGTAACGGAATACAAGGAATAAGCTTCTTTCAGAAACCTTTGATGTTAGGGCTTAGAGAATTTGGAAAAGATTTATTAGGTAACGTAAAAGAAGACATCATTAACAGTTTAACACAAGTAAAATAAATGGCAACAATAATAGAACAGCAACCACTATCTAATCCGGGAACTTTTGATAAAGTTTTACCTGTAGGTCAAGAAATTATTTATACAGTTTCTAATTCTTCAGTAGTTTCTTCTTTCACAAGGGTGAAGTTTATTGCAGAGGTTCATATCAGCAACTCAACACCTCCTAATCCAAATACTACAAATGATTTGGTAGGTACTTTCAAGACTACTCCAAACAATGCAGGAGTGGGTATGTTTGACTTCAGACCTATTATTGAAAGCTTTGTAAATGCTGATAACTTAGCAAGAGAAGGAAGTGCTTATAAAGGAACAACTAATACATCAGACTCTAACGTGCCAATGCACTTGATAGATAAGTACTCAGGTAACATAAATACAATGCGTTGGTTTAGTGTTAAATTTATGGTTGAATATATAGACGCTTCAGGAAACCTAGTAACTAATTCTGAAGTGATTGCAGGTATGTGTGTTATTTTTAATGGCTACTTAAAATATACAGACGAATTACTTTTATCAGGAGTAAATTTTGGTTATGACTTGTATTCTCATTTTTTATTAGATGGTTCAACTAAGAAATTTTTAACTAACGCACCGACAACTCAATACGCTAACTTAGAAGATTACGGAACGGTAGGAATGTTAATGCCTTATGTTGCTGAAGGAATAGAAATTACGTATTTTGATTCATCAGGTGGTGTTTTAGGTTATGAGCAAATTGACTTTACTGCAGCGAATGGTGGCTTTGTTTACCCTCAAGCTGATATACAAGCCTTGTCACTATACTTTGGAATATTCCCTGCTAACTTACAAGGTAGTAGTACAATGTTTCAAGGGTTTGTAAGTGCAGGTACTATTCAGGGTGGTCATTATAATTTTGCTGCTTTAAATGACACAGGACAAGTTGCTTCAGAAGTTTATACAATAAACCTTAACTGTCCAACTCAAAAAGGATATGAACCTATAAGGCTAACTTGGTTAAATCAATGGGGTGCTTGGGATTACTATACGTTCAATATGAAGTCTACTAAAACGATATCAACTAAAGGAAGTACATACCGACAACTTCAGGGAACTTGGAATAAGTCCTCTTACAAAATAGACAGCTTTAAGGGAGGTAAAAAAGCCTTTAGAGTAAACGCTACAGAAAAGATTAAGATGAACACAGACTTTGTTAGCGAAGCAGAATCAGAATGGTTTGAAGACCTTATAAATAGTCCTGAAGTATATATCTTAGAAGGCTTCCAAGACGATACTGTAAATTCAGCTTTAAATAATTATGTAATACCTGTTAGGCTAACAACTTCAAGCTATACTAAAAAGACTGTAGCAAATGATAAACTTATGCAATACACTTTTGAAGTTGAAAAGAGTAAAACATTAAGAACACAATCAGTATAATGAGCGTACAACTAATAGTATATCCACAGAGCTATGAAGGAGGTTTTAATGAAATTTCAAGTTCTCCAACTGAATTTATTGTTAATGGTATTAACTTTAATGGTTTAGATACTACAGGAACTTATACAAGTAGTGTAAGTATTCCTTATGTAGATACGCTTACAAATGCACCTCCTAGTATTTACAATACTTGGTACAGATTCAGAAATAACGCAGCAGGAACACCTGATTACCCTTCAGTAGTTGTAGGGGATTTAGTTTTAAATTCAGTAGCAGGTTCAGGAAGTATTTCAGGTATTTATCAAAAGCTTTCTAATTTAACAATAGGAACACAATACACTATTACTGTAAATTTTGCAGCGTCTTCAACAGGTAATATTATAACGCAATATGCAAACGGCTCAAATATATACGGAGGAGGAATTGCAATAGGAATTGCAACTTCATTTTCAGACACTTTTACAGCTCAATCTACTTCAGATACAGTAATGTTTGCGTATTACAATACTGTTGATAACGACATTACTATTACAGATGTTTCAATCCAACCTGTTATTGGAGCAATACCTTCAGGAGCTACTAATTTTTTAGAAAATGGACAAGTTCTTTGCGACCTCTATGAAGATGAAGACATTCCTTTAAGTCTTAGTGTTGATGACTTTAAAAATGTAGCAGAAAAAGTACAGTCTTATTCTAAGGCTTTTAACCTTCCTGCAACAAAAAGAAACAATAGAATCTTTGATAATATATTTGAGATTACAAGAAGTGATGACGGTGTAATATTTAATCCTTATAAGAAGACAAAATGCGTTTTAAAGCAAGACGGATTTATTCTATTTGAAGGATATTTAAGAATGCTAGATATTACAGATAAGGAAGGAGAAACAAGTTACAATGTAAACCTTTATTCAGAAGTAGTAGCCTTAGCTGACTTTTTAGGCGATAGAGCTTTCAGGGATTTAGATTTTACAGAACTAGAGCACGAGTATAACAAGACACAGATTAGGTATAGTTCGAGGGATGCAGGAGGTGGTACTAGTATGACTAATACTAATCCAAATACTTCAGGTTTTAGAGATGACTACACAACTTTAAGATATCCTTTTGTTGATTGGACACATCAGATTGCAGTAGGAGGTTCTAATAATAATAGTGCAACAGTAGGGAATCCTGAACTACTTACATTAGAAGCAGCTTTCAGACCTTTTATAAATATCAAGTATTTAATTGACAGAATATTTGAAGCAACTCCTTTTACTTACGAAAGTGAGTTCTTTGATTCAGATGACTTCAAGAAACTTTTTATGGACTTTAATTGGGGTTCAAATCAGAGTAGCGAAAATGTAACGCAAGGGAGTTATGATAACGAATTGACTCCAATTCTATCAACTACAGTTTATAAAAATTATGTATTAGATAATTTTCTAAGTTTTGAACCTAATTTGAATTGGGTGAGTGTAGATAATCAGTTTGTTGCTTTAAACAATAATACTCAATACAATTTGAATTTAATAGTGTGGTTTGACGATATTGACATTCCGACAGGTTTAATGGACGCAAGAGTAGCTCACAGAGATGGCGCAGGGCTTTTAATAAATATTTATGGTTCTTTATTCGGTACTTCATCTACAACATACAACTTACAATGTTATGATAATATAGTCCTACAGGCAGGTGATACCTTAGCTGTAGAATGGAAGTCAGATGTAGCAGGTGAATATAGGCAGAGAACCACGGCTTTAGGAGGTGTGAATCCATCTACAATAAAAGCTGTAATAGGTCAAGGATTAACAACGACAAATTCTTTATTGCAAAATCTTAGAGGAGAACTAGGACAATGGGATTTCATAAAAGGATTCCTTACAATGTTTAACTTAGTAACTTTACCTGATGAAGACAATCCTAATAATATAAAGTTTGAACCTTATTCAGATGTATTTATACCTACAGCAACAGGAGGAACAACTCTTGCAAATAGAGGTATTGAACACGATTGGACAAATAAGATAGATGTTTCAGAAATGAAATTAACGCCTTTAACTGACTTGAATAAAAAAACTGTTTTCAAGTTTGTTGAGGATGATGACGACTATTCATTTAATCAGTATAAGTTTGATGTTGGAGGTCATTTATACGGAAGTAAAAAGTATGACGCTTGGAATGAATTTAATATTTTAGTTGGTGAAGATGAAATAGTAGCAGAACCATTTGCTGCTACATTAGTTAAACCTTTAATGAGTCAATTTCCTGATTTTATCACTCCTGCAATTTATTCTAAAGGTGGTGATGGTGTTTGGGAAGGCTTCGATAACAGTCCTAGAATAATGTATAACAATGGAATAAAAGATACAGGTACAACTTATTATATACCTGCTCAAAACGACTTGTCTTCAGAAAACCAAGCTAACTTCTTGCAGTTTAGTCATTTATCAGACGTTCCTACTATCCTAGCAACACCTTCTGTAACAGGCTCAAGAGATTTCCACTTTGGGATATGCCAAGTTATGCCGGGAGTAGGAGCTCCTGTGCCTGATAACTTGTTCAATTTATATTGGCTTCCTTACTATGCTGAACTTTACAATGCGAATACAAGAATTATGACTATCAAAGTTAATTTAAGTCCTGCTGATATTAATACGTTCAAATTTAATGATACCGTATACATCAAGAATAGAGTATTTAGAGTAAACAAAATAGACTACAAACCTAACGACTTAGCAACAGTTGAATTTATACTTATACCATAATGTCTAAAATAACTACAATACCATACATAACAGGGTTTACTGTAAAACCTTTATCTACTTCAGGGCTTGGAATAGTAACCTTTACTGACGGAAGAAATGAAGTAACACCGAACCAATTACAATGTGAAGCGTATGGATATACATACAATAAAGCTTCAGGAACTTGTAGTGCTTTTAGATACAATACAAATCTTAATAGAGCTATTGCCAATGAGAACAACAAGACTTTCGGTACAGGAAACTCAACAGAAACAGGTACTAATAA